TCTGCACAAGTTTCTGAATCTTCACAGCCTCGTTGACTGCCGTGATGGTTCCACCCGTCACACGCTCCGCTGCCATCTCAGTGACGAAGTGGCGCAGCATCTGCGTGTAGTGCTTCTTCTGCTCGGGGGTCAGTTCCACCTGCCGAGTCTGGATGATTGTCTCGGGCAGATCGAAGCACTCGTCTCGCGTGTACCGCACAGCAGGTTGCAGGATGTGCTTGACGATCTCCACAGACTCAGGTCGGGGCACGAACTTCCACTGCCCGATCTTTATCATTACCTGTTCGCGGAAAGCCGTGAAGGTCTTGGTCAGATACGGACTGCCCACCAACTTTGCCAGCGCCCACGCATCGGTCGGATCATTAGGCGTCGGTGTTCCGGTCATCAACCACAAACGTGCTTGTGGATTGTTGTCGATCCAGCGGCGGAAGATTTTGAACCGTTGTGTCGATGGGTTGCGCAGCACTGCCGCCTCGTCCACGATCACCAGATCGAACATGCCGTGGCATTCTTCCTTGATGATGGGGAATCCATCGTGGTTGATAATGTAGAAGTCAGCCTCGGTACGCAACAGCTTGAGCCGCTTCTCAGCCGTGCCGTGCAGTACGACGAAGCGGCGATGCACAAGGCCGGTGAATATACCGTCACCCCACACACGCTCCAACGTACTGAGAGGTGATAGGATCAGCACCTTCTTGACCTTCTTGGTCTTGATCAAATAGTCTGCCGCCCACAATGCGCTCTGCGTCTTGCCAGTACCGATCTCGTTGAGTACCAGACAGCGATGATGCAGCGTCAGGAACGCCGCAGTCTCCCGCTGATGGTCGAACGGAGTGAACTGTCCGGGCCAGTCGTAGTAGTGCAGGATAGGGCTGGGCGCTTTGATCCCGAGGTTGCGCAACACCTTGACCTCATCGAGTCGGTGCGGCGTTACCACAATAGATGTGCCGCGCAAGTCGTAGGGCTTGGCTGTCGGGATGCTATCCAGCACCCGGTTGGGGTTGTTGAGTTTGAGGGCCAGTGCCTTGGCCTTCTCCACTACCAGCATGTCACGTCACCTTGTCCTGTATATATCGTTCCAACTCAGCGCAGGAGTCCTCGTCGAACACAAGGAACCAGCGCCCACCAGCAGCTTGAATGTCCTTACCACAGCGCAGTTGCAACTCGGTGGGCTTCTTGGTCTTGTCAGCCTTGACCTCGATACCCACAAAGCCACCGTTCACGATGGTGATGATGTCGGGGATGCCAGCGCGACCCATGCCGTTGGCTGCGGGGAAGAAATACCAGAGGCTGTACTTCTTCAATACCCCCGTCACCATCCGCTTCACTTTGCCTTCTGGTGTCAGTGCGCTCATATTACGCTCCTTTACAGAGATGTCAAGTAGGGTTAAACCCTAGCGTAGTCACAGTCGTGTCGGCAGGGGCAGTAGCGGCACAGCCCAGAGGGACGGGCAGGCCAGTTGTCGTGGGTCAACGAGTCGTGGATACGCTGGATGCGCTTCATCACCTCAGCCCACACCACGTTGATGTCGATGCGGTTGTACCTCTCGGTGTCCATCTCCATTGTCTTGAGCCACACGAGGGAAGTCTTGACCCGCTGCACCTCGGGGTAGTGCTTGAACACCTGCGCCGCGAACAGTTGCATCTGGAACTGGTCGGCGTTGCGCTTGCCAGTCTTCCAGTCCATGACCACGGCATCGCTGCCCGTGATTACGAGTACGTCAAGTTTGCTCCTCAGCCAAGCGTCAGGCTCCCACCAACCTGTTGGTGTAAGGTTTTCAGTCAGCACCAACTCCTTCTCGATGTGCAGTTCCCCATCTCGGGCGATCTTCTCCACGGACTGGCATAGTGGTTCGTACTGGGCGATCTCTGCATCCAATCCCGACCCCTTCAGTCGGTTTTCAAGGAACGCATGGATACGTTCCCCGTACTTGGACGCTTCGCCGCCCTCGTCCACAACATCTTTGGTGATGCGTTGACGGAAGTACCGCAACGGGCAGTTCTCGTACAGCTTGATAGACGAGTATGAATGGGACAGGCGCATAACAGTGGGCCGCGAGGGACTTCCTCGCGGGATTGGTTCGTTGGAAAGCCCAGTGTATATCAGGTCGACATCCGTTGCAAGGCGTCGAATTTCGCCAGTTCCAGCGTCGATACAAGGTGCATCAAGTCGGTGATACCAGAGGAGAAACGGTGGTAGTCCGGGCCGATCTTCACCAGCAGGAACACCTCAGTAGCGTCCGGGTTCTCTCTGATCTGAGTGAGGACACCTTCTAACAGCATGATGGCATCTTGGTTGCGTGGTTCGCGCTTGATCTCTTTGATGTTGTTCATCATGTGTCTCCGTAGTTCTCAGAATAGCCAGCCTCACAAGCTACAGGCAGACCCTGCGCCCACTTCGGTGGAGTCGACATAACCTCAACAAGTTTCTGCATGGCTGACTCAGCCGCGTCCTCCGGTGCAGCGATGATGATCTCGTCATGGACTTGGAAAGCAACGTGGTAGTGCTGCCCGATCTTCGCCATCTGCTCTCGGATGACGATTGCAGCAAGGGCTTGAACCAAGTTCTCTGTTACCTTGCCACCATAGATGCGTGTCCATGCGATCTCCTCGGTGGTGCCAGTCATCACACGGTCACGCACAGCCTTGCGGTAGGAACGCGCATCGCCGATGTATTCAAAGCCGCTGCCCGTCTGCCTCAGTGCTGGGTACTGAATCTTCAACTTGTTGGGTAGTGTGATCCCGGTGTTGTCGAACGGGATTTTGTCGTGCAGATTACCGCTGCCGCCTTGCGTCATGGTAGTCAGCGCCTGTCCACACCGCTGCCAGAACTGCACGATCTTGAAGTTCTTCGCACGGTAGAGCCGCACGATCCGCTCGGCTTCGTTGATGTCGATCTTGACACTGATGCCGCCTTGCCCCAGTTCCAATGTGCGCCGCAGCTTCTCCGCACCCATGCCGTAGCCCAGCCCAAGGATACAGGTCTTGCCCACGAACCGCTCCACCTTGTCAGCCTTTGTGATCTTGCGACCGTAGACTTCGGTGGCGAACTCAGAGTAGATGTCTCGCTTCTCAGCAAACGCTTGCACCAAATCATCCTGCCCTGCCACCCACGCTACGGTGCGAGCCTCGATCTGGGACGAATCACACGCCACAAGAACTTGGTCTTTGGGTGCTCTCAGCGCCCGCCGGATCGTCGTGTTCCCACGGCTCGGCAGGTTTTGCAGGTTGAGCTTGTCGCCCCCACTGAAGCGCCCGGTGTGCGCCCCATAATAGTTGAGCATGATGGGCAAGCGGCCCCGCCCCGCCACGCTGATAAGGGACTCGGTGCGCGTCTCCTCAATAGTGGACTTGACCCCCAGTCGGGCAGCGACCACATTCTGTACGCGCTCGTCGGGATGCTCCAGCAAATCAGTCATTGCCTTGTCCGTCTTGGCGAATGCCCATGTCTCCTTGCCCGTGGTCGGACTGACCTTCCTCGGTGGCTCGATGCCAAGGTTCTTCAGGTACTTGGCAAAGATGTCGTTGCTCATCAACATCTTGGTGAGAGCTTCCTCGCTCACGCCGCTCAGGCCCAGATCATTTATAAGATCGCGCTTGCGAGTGCGCACTTCTTCTAAGTGCTTCTCCAGTAGCGGCACATCTAGTTCGATGACAGGCTCGGTGTACATGCGCAGCGTCTGATCAATCACCAACAACTCCCCCGATGGAAAACCCACCTTGAGCTTGTCGAACAGTTGCTTGGTCATGTTCACATCGTTGATGCAGTACTGTCCGTACTGGGCAAGGTCAGCCTCGGTGAAGTCAGCCTTGCGTTTGCCCAGTGCAGCCACTACCTCGTCCCCCTTCTTACCGATGCCGTAGTAGGTAGCGAGCGCAGCAAGACTGCCACCCACAGTGATGTTGTGGAGTGGTCGCGCCATACTCAGCGTATCCAGCCAGAGCTTTGGTTTGATACCAAAATGCCATGAGAGGATGGCACCATCGAACGCAGTGTGGTGGCATAGGATTGCCTTGGTGCTGTAATCAAGACTGCGGAGGAACTTGCCGGGGTTATCGCCCGAGTACCAGTCGGTGGGGTAGTTGTTGACCTTGACCCCGACGCCGATGACTTCAAAATTAGGGCTACGTACATACGCCTCCGTGGTCATCTTCGACAGGGAATAGTCCTTGTCGTAGTAGGTTTCAAAGTCGATGGTTACGATGTCCATCACGCATCTCCAAAGGTCAGGGTGTCCACGCCCATACCGCAGGTGGACTCGTATTTGCTGGCGATCTCAACGGCACGGACAGCATCTGCACCCATCTCCAGCGCACCGTATGCAAAGTCGCGGCCCGACCCCATACACATGATCTTGTTCTGCGAGAAGTCTGCCGGGTAGGGGCAGCGTTCGTACTTCAGCAACCGTCCATCAGGTGTGACCACGAAGGTACCTACCCACGTATCCTTGTCCCTCTGATGCGCCGGGAAGTCATCCGGGTTTGCACCCGTCTCCAGCCAATGCTTCATGCCCCACAGGTAGTCATAGTCCCCGACGAATCCGACGAGGTTCTCACCAATCCTAAATATCTTGGAGCACACATGCACCAATCCTGCATTGGTGGCTTGCTTGTCTGCGGCTAAGGTTTTGCCGTCCCATACGATGACGCTCATATCTTTTTTGCTCCAATCTTTTTCTTGGTGGCTTGCACCAGTTCGTACTGTTCGATAATCTCGGGGTAGTTCACCTGAACAAACGCCAGCACGTTGGGTTGTATACTGATCTGCTCCTCCAATCGGGCGATACGTTTGTTCAGGTCGTCCATTCGGTACATCAACTCACGCGGGTCAAAGCCACGGTGCATCATCTCCCGATGAAACGGATCGTCAAATAGTGAACGGCTCATCTCAGTATCCTTTGCTTTGCTCTGTAGGCTGTCATGTATTCCTTGAACTTGGGATCGACAGAAGCGATGTAGTCCATCAACCCACACATTTCTTTGAATCTGCGTAGGTCTTCGATAGACAGTTGCTCATGCTCGTTGGTATTGTTTGTCAACACCAGCGTCCCGCTGCTTCCGAACGGGCCACCGTTGTTGACAGTCAGCGTCTGCCCGATGAACGGGCCAGACGTGTTGTTACTTAGAGTTACGGTTTGATTGTTGCTCACGCAGCACCTCAACAAGTTTCTCCAAATAGTGCAGCCCCTTTGCCGCTTCGATGGGAGCCTCGTCTTTCGTACCCAAGCGCATGACATACTTGAGCGCACCGCCACGGTAGTAACCGATACGCTGGTCGATGGGCCATGTGTCCACCACATTCCACGGCTGCACACCCATCTCCTTGTAGTGGTTGCCACCCACTTGCCTATCGTTGGCGCTGGGGGCCATCGTCACTGCCTCGTGTACAGCGATAAGTTCCGGTGCGTCAATCTGTGGGCCGAGGAGTTGCTTGGATAGCTGCTCTTGTGCTTGGTGCATTGCCTTCTTGCGTAGCGCATAGATCGTAGTGATCGCGCTCTTGAACTTCGCGGCTGTATCTTTCACATCCGCAGTGGGGTTCTTGGTGAAATAGCGAATGATGCGTTGCGTCTTTGTCATGTTGACCTCCTAAAATAATGCTGGTTCTGCGTCATCGAGTTCTTGCTTGCGTTTGCGACGCGCTTCCTTGGCAAGCCACTGAGCAGCAAGTTCTCTTTCCTCTGGTGTTTTGAACGGCCAGTTCCACCGTTCATGCGATAGTCCACTTGGGTGTTTGTCATCCTCCTCCATGTTTCGGCTTCCTTGGTTCGATGACTCTGACCACCTGCTCTGTTGTCACAAAGCGGTGTAGGTTGGCGCATTCATAACGCCGATACATGGTGTTGTCAGGCCGCTGGCGGCTTTCCTTGACCAGCACCCAAGTCTGGCAGACAGGACACTTCATATGAACACTCCAAACTTCTGGCGCAGACGTTTACTCAATCGTCTACACACTTCGTTGACGAAATCCACCACATCCTGTGGGCGTGGTTGCTTACGTGGATTGAGAAAAGTAACCTCCGCGCTCTCGGCAAAACCGATAAGCAACTTAGGGGGGAACTCCCCATCTTTGATGCAAGTGTACAGATACGTAACCCACTTGTCATTGTCCCAGTCCGGGGCAGACCATTGGGTAGAACCCTTACGCTCCTGAGCAACTTGTTCACAGATGGTTTGTAGCACGCCGATTTTGGCTCGCACCTTGATACCGTATTTGAAGCGGCGCAAGGCACGGAGCCATTCACGTCTCCGTGTCTCGTTGATCATCGGGTTACACCCCGAACTTGGCAGCAGTACTCATGGCAGTGAGTTTGTTGAGATCAACTTCGAGCTTGACCTCCTTCTTCTCACGTTCCACAACTTGTCGGTGTTTGTCTTTCACGTTCTCGGGGATCAAGTCCCACAGCGGAGGCCATGCCTTGAGTGCTGGAGCCAACGTGGTATACGCCCCGCATATGGTCTTGACCATCGAGACAAACTCGATGCGCCGCTGCATCGCTGCGTTAACCCGATCCTTGTACGCTGCCACTTCAGCACGGAAGTCAACCCATGCAGGATGATTTGTCAGACCGATGTTGGTATCGTAATACCCTTCTTTGGTAGCAAACTCCGAAGCGGCGAACTCTCGGGGCCACGGTCTATGAGATGTAAGTGTGAACGATAGGTCGCACTCGATATCTCCAACCTTCTTTACAGAGAAGTCCGCAGTAGTGCGCAGCCAATGCGCAGGCATCTGCGCCACCAACGGAGCAACATCTTGGAACAAGGTGTTGTAGATAGTCTCGCCCCATGAGTTATCGGGACGGGACTGCGTTGCTCTATCCACCGCTGGCTGCATCTTTGCCCTCGCGTTCTTCTCGATCTGGGCAACCAACTCACCTGAAAAGCGTACTGTAGCCATGTCGTTCTCCTTATTGAAGTGGGGTTTCGGTTACTGTCATGCGAGACATGATCTCGCCCAACTGCCATGTCGTAGCCACAAGGAACTCCTCCTTGTTCAGCGTAGACTGCGCACCTGCTAGTGCCAACAGCGTCAGCAGGGCGTTGATACGGACGCTGAATTCCTCAGCCTCCTCGCCGAACGAATTGTTCAGCTTCACAACCAGCGTCATCACTCGGTCGTGGTACTCACGTTCAGATAGGTCACTCACGATTTACCTCCTTTGTATGGGATGCCGCCCTCCCAGTCGTCGAACAGCATTGCAGCCTTGGCATTGATCAGGTCAGCCGCTTGATATGGCTCGGCTTTCTCTGCAATCTGAGCGCAGTCTTTGTACGCAGCCTTGACCGCTGCTTCCATCTCTGACCTGTACACTTGTGTGTCGTCGTCTTTCATGCGTTCATCTCCACAACTTCACCGAAGGGTGCGGTTCCTGCAACGGTCGTAACCCACAGCACAGGTGCATCGGGCTGATCGCCAAAGCTAGAGCAGCATAGGTCGGTCAGGAACACGATAGCCACAGGGTTGATCCCAAGCTCGATGATCTTGGCAAAGACTGGTGCAAAGTCTGTACCGCCTCCACCGTGAGGCTTGATATCTAGATCGTCGTGCTGCTCGTAGCTCTCCACATGACTGACGCTGCTGTCGAAGTACAGCACATGGATACGCTCGGGGCACAGGTCTTCCTTGACCCGCTTGATCTCGGCAGCAAACTGGTTGATAGTATGCTGGCCGATGGAGCCAGAGCAGTCCACAGCGAAGCATACCTCACCCATCTTCTCACCCGTGACACTGGGCAGGTACAGTCCTTGTGAGATGAAGCGCCGATTGAACCGGGCAAAGGTACGGGTATCGTCCTTGCACCGAACGAGGAAGCGTTGCAGTACCTCACGCCAATCCACCTTGGGTTGCAGCACAGTATCCACAAGACGCTGCATACCAGCAGATAGCTGGCCCATCATCTTTGCAGCCTGAGCCGCTTGGGCTACCTGCACTTTCATCTCAGCCTGCTGCTGCGCTACCTCGGCAGGTGATCCCTCAGCATCTTCACAGTTGTCGAACGGGTCGCCGCCTCCGCCATATCCGTCTCCACCATCGTCGGGCAGAATGTTGTAGATACCATCGGACGTACCGCCGCCAGCTTGGTAGATGCTGGGATCATGCAGCCCATGCTTGGGCATCTTGCCGATCTTCTCATCGACCAGCAACTGGTTGATCACGTAGTCACCTGCCTTGTTCCACTTGCGGTGGTTGCGTTCGCCACGCCGATAGTTGTGTTCCAGCATGGGATGGAAACACTCGTGGGCTACGAGGAACTTGAGTTCCTCATCGTTGAGTTCGGAGATGAACTCCGGGTTGAACTTGATGTACTTGCCGTTGGTCGCGGCAGTAGGAACCTCACGGGTCAGGATGAACAGCATATTCAGGGCGATAGTGCCCACGAACGGATGCTCCAGAACCAGAGAGGTCTTGGCTTTCGCCAGTCGGATGTTCAGCTTGGCTTCCTCCTGCGGAGTCAGGGGTTGAACAGGGGTTTGTTGAGTCGGTGCGAGTACAGTCATCACTTGGCTCCCATAAAGACGGACATTGCGTCCATGATTTTCTTGGCTTCTGCTGCCGTGTCACGGCGCAGGTCGGGGTCATTGCGCAGAGCATCGGGATGTCTGAGCAAAGATGCTTCAACTTGTTGCCTCATGGCTTCAAGGTTGGGGTCATCCGAGAAGTTGAGTCTCGGCAGCAGGGCACATATCTCCCGAGCATTCTCGATCATGCTGTCACGGAAGATCGCCTTGGGATCGGCCAGCTTCTCAGCCATGTGCTTGACCCTATCGTGCAGTCGTTGCCACACCTCGGTCATCGCCTTGGACTGAGCCTCCTGTACCCTACGCTCAACATCCTGCTGGATGCGTGTCAGTTCATCGCTGCCGATGCTTACCCGGAAGTCAGTGCTTGGCACAGGGAACACAGCCATGTCCATGTGGAACTTCTGCCGAATGTCCACCGAGGATGGATAGTCCGAGTGATCGTACAGGCTACCGAGGATGCGCTGTGCGTTGGATACCAGCCCATCGTAGTTCTGCACGAACGTATCGACCAGCACGTTCCACTCCCCACGTTCCTTGCGGAAGTCGGACATGAAGGCCAGATAGTTGGCAGTTGGCAGCATCATCGTACCCTCGATACCCCAAGGCAGCGTGTTGTCGTAGAACTTTTGACGGATGTAAGTCGTCTTCTTGTGGATGTTATCCAGCAAGTCGTTCATAGGCAGCAGGGCTTTGTTGTACCTGCCAGCATCCATCGTAGTGCCGTTGGCATCAGCCACCTGACGGGTAGCCTTCTTGTCGTACTTACGGGCAGTCCACTGTGAGATGGACAGTTGCACCAGCAGGGCACGGTCGTTGAGATTCATCGTTGTCACTCCTCTTGGGGTAAAGAAAAAAGAAGGTAGGTGGGATTGCACTTCCCGGAACACACCACCGTGGCAATCGGAGTTTGCTGTCCGACTGTCATTCCACGGTGCGAGGGCATTGTTTCCTACCTTCAGAACAATACGTCTTGGTGGTTGATCGACCACTTCGTGAAGGCTTGCGTGTTGGCAAGGTCGGGGTTACGCCGAGCCGCATAGCTGATGGTCAGCACAGAGAACTCGGGGGGCATACGCTCAGAGTAGGTGCAGACCCGTTCAAAGTTACCCTCGGTAGCCCTCTGCGCCAATGCACCAGAGAGGGCATACAGCGTAGCTGGGTCTTTGGGTACATCCGAAGTCGTGGGATTCATCAGGATGGCATCAGGGTTGGGCAGCTTCCTCCAGATGCGGATGAACCCAACGAACTCGGCAGCAGCACCCTCACCGACAGCACCCCTGAAGCACTCAAACTCTGCTTCAGCAGGGACAGTACCCAGCACATCAGAGACACCCTCCACCCATGAACGAGGCGTAGGGTTCTGATCACGCTGGGGATCAAAGTCATGCAGCAAGTTGGGACGAAAGCGGAGGAACGATGTTACCTCGGGCTTGACACCGTTGTCGATCATCCACTTGGTCGAGTCGTCGAGGTGAGTCTCCAACTCCAGCACAGTCTCGCGGTTACGCAGATGGCTCAAAATGCGGTTGGCTCCAGCCCTGTCAGATTGACGGTTACCTGTGGACACCACCTGCCATCCATCAGGCAGATACGCACCGTGCAGGTTACGGGCTTGACAGATGTTTGCCAGCACCTTCTGCAACTCGGCAGGAGCTTGGTTGCGGTCATCGAACAGCAAGATGCCAGCCTCTGGTGCTTTGCCCTTGACCGGGAACCAGTCAGGCAGCTTGTACTCCAGCGTCTTGTCCTCCTTGGGAAACAGGATACCGAAGTCCTCGACCAGCATGGTCGGCATATGCCGCTCGACGACAGGCACACCCAGTTCCTCAGCAACTTGCTGCACGATGGTTGTCTTGCCACCGCCGGGAGCACCCTCGATACAGACGGTACGCTGGATGGGGAACAGGGTCTTGAGAGTTTCTTTCAACAGTTCGGCTCGCATATCAGTTTCCTTTGTAAAGTTTATGGTCAGGGCCATAGGACACAACGTACTCAGCACCGAGACTGTCTCGTGCTGCTTTAGCTTCCGGTTTGGATGGGAACGTCAGGATGCTGTGGTCGTCATCCCGAACGGGTTCTCCCCGCTTTCCACGTCGAATAATGAACAGACGTTTCACTTACTTTCTCCTTTAGGTTGAGGGATAAATGCACACTCGTACTGATGCCGCACCCCATTGGCATCAACATAGCTTTCGCCGCAGCCAATCGTCCACTCGACCAGCAGCATGACAAAGAACATAATCAGGGCACAGAGTAGGCCCAGTTTAAGAACGCTTCGCACGTTTGGCCTCCGATGGTGGAACCCATCCCATGCTCTTGAATCGGGCCAGTACATCCGTAGCCGCTGCCGGGATGTACTTCCACTTGGGATCAAGTAGTTTGGGCCGGGTCGGTTGAGGTTGTTTCTGGTTCATTCCCACGGCTCCCTTCTTACCCGCATAACTTTCAGGATGACATAGAACCCCCAGATGTAGTCCCACCTTCTGTCTGGGTCTGGGTTTACCATGCACAGCCGATCGCCTATCACCACAAACTGCTTCATCATTCCCACGGCTCTCTCCTCTCTTGGTAATGGGCGTTAAGCACCATATGCACGTCGTATGAGCCGCTGTTGCGACCCATACCCTGCTGATCCGCATACTTCCGAGCCTCAGCTTCCGAGTCAAAGAACCCATATACATGGGTTGGCGAGTTGGGGAAGTAATCAATGATGACCCACTTGCCTGTTTCCTCATCGTTCGTGGTCATCTCACCAATCCCCCTTTGTTGTTGATACCCTTGAGATCGTCCATGTCGGTACACAGGAAGTAGTTGGACTTGTGCATCGGCACTACGGTACGCTTGACTTGGCGTGCCAACTTCTCTCCACAAGCCATGCAAGTAGGACGCGGAGCTTTGGCACGGTGCGGCTCCACTCGTACTGCGTAGCAGTAGGTACAGACGGGTAAGTGATAGTGGGTCATGCTTCCTCCATTTCGGGTGGGATCAGTTCTTCGTAGGGGTTGCCATCGAACAGCTTGGCAAACGGCTTCATCGCAAAGCTGTCACCGTCTCGCTCGACAGCACAGACCACCATGACAGGCTTGCCAGTGGCAGCATCGGTGCATTCCATGAGGCAGACATCATCGTTCTTCACTGCTTTACACAGGGTCTGAAAGTTGGCTATGTATCCTTTGGCAATCATGCTTTCTCCTTACATTCCGTGGGCACTGAGCCACACCGGATCGCGTTGTTTGACAGGCAGAGGTGACGGGCCGAGGATGCGTTCTTTGGCAATGGCTTTGTAACCCCCTTTAACCAGTCGCTGCATCCATTCCAAGGACAGCAGCACAGTGGGCTGATGAGGATGGACTTGAGTCCGGTGCTTGGAAGTGGTGCGGCTGGCTCTGTCCTCGTTTTCGTACCACACACCGTTGCAGTGGATGAACAAGGGCCAGTGAGTACTGTAGCTGTACACCACATACCCATGATCCCCCGCCGTATGGTCTGATGATGTGTCGGCACAGAAGAACTGTGCGAACAGGTTGGAACCTACGAATGGATGGAGACGCTGGACATACTGTCTGGCGTCACAGTTGGCTATCTTCATGTCAACTCCGATAGAAACAGGGAGTGAGTCGGCACTCCCCATACCGCTGCGTCAGGCTATGCTGAACGCAGACTCATCACCGTCATAGAACCACTCCGTGTAGGAGTAGATACTGCCCTCGGTGCTGTAGTACACACCGTGCAGAGGTTCAGAGGAGGAGTCCTCCTCCAAACCAGCAGCTTCCAGCGTCTCGAAACGCTGGTCGTTCATGCTGATGATCATTTCATCAGAACCCTAGGTGCAAACCCTGCCTCTGCCAGCTTCTGTGCAAAGTCACAGGCAGCAGCATCACGTTTGAACCAGCGGAAGTACATCCGACTTCCATCAATCCACTTGACAATGAACCGATTGATCTCGGTACGGCGCTTCCGAGGCGCTTTGTAAGGGAGGGTGGTAACTTTCATCGCTATTGCTCCAGTCAAAACGCAGTGTGAGACGGCACACTGCAAACCGTATCCATCAAGCCAGCTTTTGGACAGTGACCTTGGCAACACCGGGGGCCTTACGCTCTGGAAGCAGAGCGACATAGGGTTTACCCCAACGATCTGCCATGAGGACTGGTGTATCGCCGCCTTGCTCTGGCTTGAAAACACGCACTTCCAACTTGTGTTTCTTGCCGAGTGCAACCATCGTGCTGTAAAGTTCAGCAGTATTGTTGCAGTCAAACTTGCCGCTGTCATCAGCCTTGACCACAAGCTGGTTCTTGGAATTGTTGTACACCGAAACTTTACCTTGATAAATCTTCGCCATGATTGGCTCCTTAGAGGTTGTTTAGAAGCTGTATAAAGCCCAGCACCGAGGCCCAGCCAGTCTCGCCGAGGCCGCGCCGAGCGTCAAGTGGCGGCCTGTTTTCCAAGAACATGTGTCATGTTAAGCCGCTTAAAGTAAAGTTGGCGCGTGAACGATCTAACTTTACGGGGTACACGATCTATAAAAATGTGTCAAGTTAGATCGTCCGTAGATCGTGCAAGTTGTTGATTTTACTGGGTTTTCGTGGTTACGATCTAGTTGATCTACGATTTTTGAAGTAATGTCCCACACTTTTAGAAGCGCCCCAGTAGTGTAAAGCCAAAATTTCAACTCAATTACGGGAGTGCATCTGAAAAACATAGATTTTCTATATCATCTATATCGTATCTATCCTCTCACCTTCTGGATTTTCCATGCAAGTGGTTGATTTCATTGGCTTTTTCCACAACTTGACATGTAAAGTGTGTCAAGTTAGACGATCTAAATTTGAAAATTCGTGTCAGTTTAGGCGTAGATCGTTTAGATTGTGTCATGTTACAGGCTACTTGACACTTCATGTGTAAAGTTGAGTCCCCCCGCTGTAAAGTCGTCGGACACCGCAGGGCTGGAGCTATAAACCCCCGACGTATGGTGTGTGTAACACACTAAGAAAGCCCGCTCCCCCAGCCAGCAGCGGGCACAGGGTTCGAGCGGGCAAAAGAAAACCCGGCTTTCGCCGGGTCGGGGGTTAGAAGCTCATCACTACAACCAGCAGGAAGTAGGCGATGGGGGTGAAGATGATCGCTCCGATGATTGCTTTCATGTCGTCACTCATGGTTTTCTCCAGTTGGGGAAAAAGAACCCGGGCACTGTCACTGCCCGGGTCAACTCTTACGCCAGTTTGGTCACTGACGACCGCTTGGCTTGCCCGTCACGCTTCGGGAGAAGCGCGATGTAGGGGTTGCCGAATCGGTTCGCAAGGAGGACGGGTTCCGTGCCACCGTCAGCGATAAACAAGGAGTACTTGTTGATCGGCGACTTGAGCTTCTTGGAAAGCTCCACCAGCTTCGCATGGCATTCACCAGCGTTACCAGCGTTGAACTTGCCTTCGGGGTCACGCTTGAGAGCGATCTCCCCTTTGGTGTTCTTGATGATCGAAACTCCGCCTTCAAAGGTTTTTGCACTCATGGCAAAATCTCCAGCGACCTTACTTGTTAAAGAGCAGGCGAGTAGGTCAGTTCGCCTACTCTGTCGTGCAACCGGATCGCTGCATCGACAAATCCAGACTCGCCGAACCCGACAAAAGTGTCAAGTTACCCGGTCTGCCGAGGGGAAAATAACCCTGTCGTTAGTAGGGTTTTTGCGCGGGCGGTCGGTGTTGGGCGGGCGTTGGGCGGGCGCAGACGGGCCGGGGAGGGGGGCACATGGACTGGCGAATTGACGGCCCCCCCTATTTGTAGGGAAGCCCATACACCACAACCCCCAAAAAGGACGTGTAAAGTTAGCCCAATCCCCGCCCCCTTGACACCCCCGTCATTTCACACCTATATTCCGCGCATGGACAACCTGCCCCTACATCACACCAAGTGGAACGACCGCCTTGCCTTTGACGTGGCGCTTACGCTTGAGGGCAGTGGCGAGACGCTCCAAGAGATCATGGGGCGGCACAACATCACCGCCAACGACATCCTTGCCTTCAACGCCGACCCCATCTTTCTCAAGAAGGTGGAGCACTACCGTGGCGAAGTGCGCGACAAGGGGCTGACGTTCAAACTCAAAGCCCGCGCACAGGCCGAAGAACTCCTGACAACTTCGTGGCTATTGATCCACGATCCAGCCGTATCCCCGGCGGTCAAAGCCGACCTGATCAAGTCCACCGTAAAGTGGGCCGGACTGGAGCCGAAGGACTCTGCTCCGGGTGACGGTGGCACTGGGGGCGTGAAGATCACCATCAACCTCGGGCCAGACCCCCGAGACTCCCGCACCATTGAGGCGACTACCATCGAGGCCGAGGATGCAACTGCCATCGAAACTTGAAGACCTGTTCACTCAGACTTACGAGGGCTTCAGAGCCGTAAAGCTGCGCAGTGCCTCGGAGGCCATCACGCTGGAGAACGAACTCAACCGGCAGCGCATGTCCTACCAGACCAAGATCACACGCAACAAGAAGCGCGGGCGCGAGTTTGTCATCTTGCTGGTATCACCCCATGCCACTTGACATCAACTACACCCCGCCGCCGACGGGCAAGAAGTTCATGGCCTCGGACGCCAAAATGCGCGTCCTCATGGGGCCGGTCGGCTCGGGCAAGAGCGTCACCTGCTCCTTTGAGGTGGTGCGCCGTGCGTCGATGCAAAAGCCCAACGCCAACGGCATCCGCAAAACGCGGGCGGCTATCGTGCGCGAAACGGCTCGGCAGCTTCAGGATACCACCATCAAGACCTTCCTCGACTGGTTCCCGCCCGGACAGTGCGGGGAGTACATGCGTACCACCAAGACCTACTTCTTCAAGGTGGGCGATGTGGAGTGCGAGATTATGTTCCGGGCGCTCGATGACGCCGACGACGTTGCCAACCTGAACTCGTTGGAGTTGTCCTTCGCGTGGTTCAACGAGTGCCGCGACATCCACCCGGACATCGTGGACGCCATGTCCAAACGGATTGGACGCTTCCCATCGGCCAAGGACGGCGGGCCGACATGGCACGGCATGTGGGGCGATACCAACCCGCCAACGATGGATACGTGGTGGTACTACCAGATGGAAGGACTGGATGTCAAAGATGGCGTCAGTCCGAACAACAATGGCTGGGCTGTGTTCCGCCAACCCTCGGGGCGCAGCCCCTACGCCGAGAACATCGAGAACTTGCCGGAGGGCTACTATGACACCCAAGGTCGAAGTGAGGAATATATCCGGGTCTACATCGACGGAGAGTACGGACTGTCCTCCGCAGGGATGCCCGTCTACAAATACTTCCGCCCCGATTACCATATGGCAAAGGATCGTCTGCGCGTCATACTTAATGGTGTCAGACCTGTGGTGGTCGGTATGGACTTGGGGCTTACTCCCGCCGCCGTGGTGGGGCAGCAAGACCCGAGAGGGCGAGCACTGATACTTGACGAGGCTGTATCGTTTGATATGGGCATCCAGCGGTTTGTCCGCACCATGCTCAAGCCTCTGCTGTACGAGCGGTTTCCCGGCGCACCAGTGCTTGTCGTTGTCGACCCAGCGGGTATCCAGCGGGCGCAGACCGACGAGCGCAGCGCGGTGGATATCATCAAAGCCGAGGGACTTAGGGTTATCCCTGCCAAGACCAACAACGTCTCGGCGCGGATCAATGCGGTCGACGAGTACCTCATGCGGCAGGTGGACGGCGATCCGGGCTTCCTGCTCGATCCGCGCTGCACGCAACTCAAGGCCGCGATGATGGGTGGCTATAGGTATAAACCCCGAGGCGATGGCGACATCGACAAGAACAAGCACTCCCACGTAGCCGAGGCGCTCCAGTACCTGATGCTGCATATTGCCAGTGCTGGAGAAGGGCACGCCCTCCAGCGAAAGCGGGAGGTTGTCCGGGCTTCCGCTTTGGGTTGGACGTGATATGATGGCTGCACTGCACTCGCAGTTGTCACCTCCTGTTGTCCTTCCTTGGGACTTGCCCCTCGTCCAGCGAAAGCTGCGGGGGGTTTCTTTTTATTTGACCATGTGTATACTTCGTGGTAGAACCCTGCCGCAAGGAGGCTGATATGGCAACCAAACCGTCCACGATCTTCTCAACAAACCCCAAGATGGATACGTCTGGGGTTCGGGCAAAGATGCCGCAGATGGGCTATGACATGCGCCCTCTGCCGCCCAAGGAGATCACTGGTGGCAAGTTGTTTATGAAGGCTCTCCGCGAGGAGGAGAACTTCAATAAGACCGAGACGATCACCAACGTGCCCAAGCTCAAACAAGCTGCCAAGCTGGTTAACGGAGGCACTTCGCCGTATATGGCGATGGAGATTGTCAAGGGTGAAGAACTCGATATCGGCGAATATGGCAACGGCTGCTCTCACTGGAAATAACCCCAAATGGCCGGACTGACTTTCCTGCGCGTCGTATCAAACTCTGAACTTGCGCGGCAAGAGAAAGAGGCATCCGACCGCGCTTTGCAGGAGCGGCAGAATCAGCCCGTTATTCTTGGGCTTGCCGGGTATCTACGTGGCTGCTGGGATCGTGCCCAGATGGCGAAGAAGCCCATCGAGACGATCATGCTGCGTGCGCTGCGGCAGCGCAACGGCGAGTACGAAGCCAACAAGTTGCAGCAGATTCGTGCGCAGGGTGGCTCCGAGATTTACATGATGATCACAGAGGTCAAGTGCCGCGCTGCGGAATCTTGGCTGCGCGATATCTTGCTCGATAACGGCTCACCCCCGTGGGACTTGCAGGCTACCCCCATCCCCGATCTCAGCCCCACGCAGACTAGGGATGTGCAGGGCATGTTCGCCGAGCGCGTGCTCAAGATGGTCGAGGAGTACGGTAAGGCTCCCAATCGTGAGGAGATGGCCGAGTTGCGTGAGATGGTCAGTCAGGACTATCGTTTCGCAATCTTGCAGCAGGCGCAGCTTCGTGCTGACCGGATGAAGATCAAGATTCAAGACCAGTTTGCTCAAGGCGGCTGGGAGGCT